TGCAGCTATAGCAACAACTGAAACAGCAGCAAAAGAGACAACGAGCGCAGCAACGACTGCGCTTGAAGGTGAAGAAAGTGAAGCTGCCCAACAAGCAGTTAATCCTGTAGTGAAAAATGGAGGATTCTATAAAGTTTCACAAGTTCTCGGAGGTGTTGCAAAAACCGCCGTAAAAACTGGGGCATGGTCATCTTTGATTGGTGGTCTAAATGCAATAGGTCAAGGTGAAAACGCAGATGAAATTGCAGGTTCAGTGGTGGAAAGTGGATTTACAGGAATGCTACTCGGTGGAGCACTACATTTAACAACAGCAGGATTAAGTTACGGTGCATTTAAAGTTTTAACAAATCCTTCGGTTGCAGCCGCAACAAATCGAGTGGTAAATGTTCTTGATGGATTACGAGGATCTGCGCAAGATGCTTCAGAAAATGGCTCAATGTCAAAAGCGATAACTGATGCTGTCGGAGCAGTTCAATCACAAGGAGATACTGCAATGTCAGAATTTCAAGATTCAATGCGTAAATCAGCAGTTGGTACTCCACTTCCGAATGATCCGATAAATGATGTTGCAAAAGTTTTAGATACTGATCTACATAATAAAATTGTAAACAACCAAGGAGCTTTCGGAGCAGTTAAATCCGAAGGAACTTTTGTGACTGATTCTAATAGACTTCCTGAAACTCAACGAACTATTCAACAGATTCAAAGCACAATTGAAAATCTTAAAAGTCAAAGTGAGAATTCAGATATCGGACAACAACCAGTTCGACAACCGGGCGAATCTTTAAGTGATTTTTCAATTCGAGCGCAAGAATTTAATAAGCAAGCATTAGGTTTAGCAGACCAAGAAGAATCAGCATCACCATTTGATAATGCGATTAATAAAGCGCAAGGTGTTATTGGAGATATTCAAAGTAAGATTGGTGATGGAAATAATATTCAATTAAGTAAAATTCTTGATACTGGAGCTGCTATGGGTAAAAGCATGACAGGTAATCCCCTTCTCGATTCTCAAATTTATGGATTGAAAGGTTCATTATTTCGAGATGTTGGAAATTTGGTTCAAGAACAACGTCCTGATGTATCCGACGCATGGCAATCAGCAAAAGATGATTACTATAATCTCAAAGAAGAACGAGATAATAGATTAACTGATATAATTAAAAATATGTCATCAACAAATCAATTTGTTAATGACATATCAGAAGGTAAAAAATCAATTGATGATTCAGATATTAAAGAGTTCATGAATACAATGCGTAAACCTGAAAATGCACCACTCCTTACCCGATTTCAGCAATCACTATTTCAAGGAACTCTTAATAACGCATACGACACTCAAAATCCTGATGTGATTGATAAGATAACAAATAAATTAGGGGGAGCAGTTGGTGATGATGGAATTCTAACTAATCAACAGGTTCAAGAGCTTCAAATTCACAAAGGCATTGTTGGAAAAACATTCAATGATCTTTTTGTTGATGGAGTGAATGATCTTAATGGAAATTCAACTATTGCAACTAAAGAAAATCTCGGAACTCAAATTCCTATGTCAAGCGATCAAGCACAATTATATGCAAAAGCAGCATCAGTTTCAAATGCCGCTTCAGCACTTTCAGATTCCTTTAAAGGAATTAATTCAACAGGAGATCTTAATAATTTTGTAAAGAATTTAGGAAATATTCAAGATCCGGCAACATTAAAAATGTTTCGAGATTCGATTTTGAATCAGGAAGGAGGAGAAGATGTTTGGAAAGGTGTTCAAGCACAGTGGCTTAACAACGCTCTTGGTGATAAACCACTTCTTGTCTCAAAAGGTAACGGAATAGTTGACTATAGTAATTTTGTGAAAGGCATTAATAATGCAACTCAAAATAATCCTGAAATTGCAAATATAATGTTGCGATCAGATCAAGGTGCAACACTCAATAATATTTCGGGAGTACTACAAAACATTAACAATATTGCTCGAGGTAAATCATTAATGGGAACAGTTCAAACGATGATGGCAGGTCTTGATGGAGCACTCGGCTTTACTCGAGGGATGCTTTATCACGTCGCGCGACTTATGATTAGTGCTGGAGATACGACAAGTCTTCAGGGAATTGTAGATTATGCTATGAAGAATAACTTACTCGATGAAAATCCTTTAAAACGCGTTACAGTGGCTAAATATATTAATAGCACACTCACTCCTTTTATGGAGAAATATGAATTTGCTCCTCAGACTGCAATTCAGCAATTTGCAGGACAATTACCAACTCAAGAAAAGAAACAAAATAGTGGTACACTATAGATATGGCAAAGAAACATTGGATTCAAAATGCAATTAAGAAGCCTGGTGCTCTTCATAAAGAACTCGGGATAAAAGCAGGTAAAAAAATTCCTGCAAAGACTTTAGCGAAAGCTGCTAAAAAAGGTGGTGTGGAAGGCAAGCGCGCTCGTTTGGCCGAAACATTAAAATCTTTTCATCATGATGGAAAACCACCTCATGTGAGAACATTAAAAGCTTAAATAACAAAAAACTGCATTAATGCAGTTTTTTGTTATACTCTAGTATTCTTTTTTAGAACCTTTCTTAGCAGGAACTTTCTTTTCTACTTTCTTTCCTTTTGCAGCAACACGCTGTTTTTTCATCGGCATAATAGTTATGAATTAGTCTGATAAACTCCGACCACATCGGGATCTTGTACGAGGTGTAAAATTTGTTCGCCTTTTTCAGTGACGAATTTTAATTCATCAACTGAGTAACGACGAAAGAATAAAATATCACCTTCTTTAAAAGAACTTTCAGGCCCAGCTTTTTTTACAGTACCATATACAGGTGTGCTGTATGCTTGTGCTTCTGATTGAACAATCCCTGATGCTGTTTCTATTTCTGTACTCGCAATTTCTACCAAACAATAATTTTTTGTTGGCTGAATATTATTTATATCAAGGTTCATAATTATAGTATATCACAATTTGTTTGACACATAGTCAATTAGGTGCAATAATAATTTCGTGGCACGATATAAAAAGTATCTTAATCACGCACTTCAAATACTTGATGATAAAAGAAAGAAGTGCAAACACGGACATTTTCATACCGTTGTGTATTTCAAACGCTGTGCAGATTGTGGTGCGTATATCCCCTTCCGAATAGAAGCAGATTTAACTAAGCGAGGAGAAATGGGTCGATTAGACTATTATTATGATAATGATCATTCGGTGAAAAATGAAGATTTTTCACAATGAGAACAGCCCTCGTAGATCAATTTTACAATTCCTCAGAATATCTCGAAAAACTCCGAAAGCGTGCAGCTCTTTTAAAAGAAGCTACATCGGATGAATTACATAGACAACGACTCATTTTAGATTTATGGTCAGTTGATCCTATTAATTTTATCGAGACTTTTTTATTTTTAAAAATTCCGAATTACAATAATGCAATAAAACCTTTTTTTCTTTTTGATTACCAAAAGAAAATTATTCAAAAACTTCTTGAATCGGAACAAGATGTTAAAGAACATAAAATAGTCATTGATAAACCCCGAGAAATGGGTATCTCATGGACAATACTCGCTTACTATTACTGGCGATGGCTTTTTACCCCAAATTGGTCAGGTTTTATCTTGTCTCGATCTGAAGCTGAAGTAGATGATGGCTCTACCCTCCCCGATTCTTCCCTCTTCGGTAAATTACGATGGCTCATTGCTAATACCCCTAAATTTATGTTGCCTGAAGGATTTGCCCCTAAAGGCAAAAAAGGTAATAGCACCGATATGGCATTGAAGATTGTAAATCCTGCATTGCAATCATCTATCACTGGTTCAACAACCAACTCAAATGCAGGTCGTTCACGACGATATTCTATTTCATTTATTGACGAAGCATTTTTTATTGATCACTTCCTCGAAGTTGAGCAAGCAATGAATTCTGTATCTCGAGTGCAAGTATATGTTTCATCATCAAAAATGGGTCGAACCTTTGATTTGTTCGTAAAAGAACAGGCAGAACGTGGAGATCATATTCCCCTTACATGGCGTGATCATCCATGGAATGACGATGAATGGTATGCGCAAAAGCAAAAAGAAGCCGAACGAAATCCTGAAGTTATGCGTGAAGTTGAAGTAAGCTATGCCCTTTCGGATGCTTCGCAATACTATCCGCAAACCAAAGAAGCGAAAGTTCAACCAGTTGAATACGATGTTAAAAAACCACTTTATATGTCGCTCGATATTGGCCGAGCTGATCTCACGGTTTTAGTCTGGTGGCAATACGTTGATGGAATGTTTCGGATCGTTGAATGTTATTCAAACAAAAATAAAGATATCGAATGGTATGCACCATTTATGAATCCGGAAGTTAAGGATTATAACGATGCACTCTACCCTACTGACTTTCAAAAGAAATTATTAGCAAAAGTTCGATCATGGCGAAAACCTACGGCATATTTTGGTGAATTGGATCACTTTAAAAAAGTTATGCCGACTAACCGCAGTAGCGCGGATCTTCTCAATAAGCTCGGTATTCGATTGATGTACAACCAATATGCAGTTGAGTATGAACCTCGTCGTATTGCTTCAGCAGCAATTCTCCCTATTACAATTTTTAATTCTGAAAGTAATTATGTTATGGAACTTTTCGATTCTCTTTGTAGTTCTCGATATGCAAATGCGGTGACATCGGCACAGACTGCAAAAAAGCCGGTGCATGATGTCGAGATTGCAGATTATAGAAGCGCGTATGAAAACGGCGCGGTTAACATTCCGAGAATGTTACGGAATCAACGAGCCGAAAGTCGAAGTGAAGATACGAGAAATCTCACGAATAATTTAATTAAATATTTACGAATATGAAAAAAATAATTTATAAAATAACAGTAGGAGTTCCTGATGATTTTTCTTCAGATGATTTAAAAAATAAATTAATCCAATTAGATAATCTTAATTCGATAATTATAGA